ATGAAATTTAAAAAATGTCTTCTGCCTGTGGCAATGTTAGCGTCATTCACTCTGGCAGGATGCCAGTCAAATGCTGACGATCATGCTGCCGATGTTTATCAAACCGATCAACTGAATACCAAACAAGAAACTAAAACCGTTAATATTATTTCCATTCTTCCCGCAAAAGTTGCCGTAGACAACTCCCAAAATAAACGGAACGCACAAGCCTTCGGCGCGCTTATTGGCGCAGTCGCTGGCGGTGTTATCGGCCACAACGTCGGGTCTGGCAGCAATTCCGGAACGACGGCAGGTGCAGTTGGCGGCGGAGCTGTAGGCGCGGCAGCGGGTTCTATGGTGAATGATAAAACCTTAGTGGAAGGTGTTTCTTTAACCTATAAGGAAGGCACCAAAGTGTATACCTCTACCCAGGTGGGTAAAGAGTGCCAGTTTACGACAGGTTTAGCCGTTGTTATTACCACGACGTATAACGAAACGCGTATTCAGCCAAATACCAAATGTCCTGAAAAGAGCTAATAATCAGGAGGAGTCATGAAGAAAGTTTTTCTTTGCGCCATCTTAGCCTCCTTAAGCTATCCGGCTATCGCCTCATCATTGCAGGATCAACTCTCTGCTGTCGCAGAAGCGGAACAGCAAGGTAAAAATGAAGAGCAAAGGCAGCATGACGAATGGGTCGCGGAGCGCAACAGGGAAATCCAGCAAGAGAAGCAACGTCGCGCAAATGCCCAGGCCGCCGCTAACAAAAGAGCGGCAACGGCAGCGGCAAATAAGAAAGCTCGTCAGGATAAACTGGACGCCGAAGCCTCTGCGGACAAAAAACGCGATCAAAGTTATGAAGATGAGCTACGCAGCTTAGAGATTCAGAAACAAAAACTGGCGCTGGCGAAAGAAGAAGCCCGCGTTAAGCGAGAAAACGAATTTATCGATCAGGAACTGAAGCACAAAGCTGCGCAAACCGATGTGGTGCAATCTGAAGCTGACGCCAACAGAAATATGACTGAAGGCGGTCGCGATCTGATGAAAAGCGTGGGCAAAGCAGAAGAGAACAAATCGGACAGCTGGTTTAATTAATCGATGTTAGTAACTTCAATCCTATAATTCTTGAAGATAAAAAACCCTCTGTAGTAACAGAGGGTTTTGTTCATTCATAGTGCAGGGTCAAATCATTCCCACTCAATTATTTACGACACACATAACCAATTGACTGATAACAACTTTCTGCAACCTGATTTTCGCCGTACCGTTTTATATACCGTCACCGGAAATCAGTGCCACGATTTTTGTTTCTTCAGTGAATCGTATTGCTGTTCGCAGGATTCTCCTGCAATCCGATACTTTTCAGCCTCAGCTGCTGTTGCGTTGTAAACTCGGTTGCTTTCTTCAAGCATGTCGGCGAGCACACCGATGACCTTGCTGGCTGACGTGCCAGTGGGGAAAGATCCGGTATAGTGTTCGGCGAGTCGCTTGGTTTTGTCAAGCTCGGCGCGCAGGCTGTCAGCAGCGGCATTAGCATGCTCAGCATCAACACGCGCCACATCGATACGGGATTGTGCTTCACGTTCAATTTGTGTTTTCTCCTGATCACGTTGTGACCTGGCCTTATCATCAGCCTGTTTCTGATCTTCCTGTGCCTGTGCATACCCGGCGTCGTACTGACGACTACCGTGTGCATTCCAGGCTACAACTCCTGATATGACCAGAACAGCAAGCATCGCCATGATAACCAACTGTTTCCAGTATGCTTTTGCGAATGCCCAGATCATACCGCCAGCACCTTACTGGCAGTGATGTATCGCGCGCTCCGGTCATCAATGCCGTTCCGGCCACCATTGATAAGCAGAGTTACACGTGCAATATCTCCGGTATACTTCATGCAGCCTTTGCTGGAGAAGAACCACGCCGCGCTACGAGCCGCGTATTCGTCCTGCGCCAACAGTTCAGGATTCTCCAGCAGGTCCACTTTCAGGCCGTTTCCGCAATCACGATAGTTATTCAAACCGGTAATCTGGATAAGTCCGCGACCCCGGTAATTCCAGCCATCGCCGGGGGCATTGTTCCCCATGCGTTTGCTGTACACCAAATTTGCGATCGCACGCTGGCGCTCGAGTGGTAATGGCGGTTCACCAGCACGGCGACCCAGTGCGTTGGCCTGTCCCTGAGTGAGACGCCCAGCCCGAACAAAGTTAGCCAGTCCGCTGACGCTGTAGTTGAAATTTTCCTGCAACCGGGTGAAACCTCCAGACTCATGCCCGACCTGAGCAATAAACATTGCCTGATCTTCTGGTTTGCTGATACCAAACTCTTTCATCGCAGAAGTTATATGCGAGAACCAGCGTGCGGCCAGCGCCTCGCTAATACCAGCAGCTCGCTGGAATTGTTTAATCTCCATGTTTAGACCTCGATACTTTGAAAATTTGAACGACGTTACCGCGCGTTTTAATAACCGCAGCGAGCATGACAGCGTTGATAATGACCTCAGATAAATCCACAGCCATTGGCGTGCGGAACCAGATTGCATAGGCAACACGAACCGGAATACTGGCCGCAGCAACAATCAGGAAATAAGCAAGCCACCCCCCCCATCTTCGATGTTGAGATCCGTTACGCCGGAATGTGACAACACGAATTGCTATGCCAGTACAAATAACTGCATTGGTGATAAGCAAAAAAAACTCATGCGTTACCATCGTCTTTTCTCCCCGGAATTAACTCGCGTGGATTATCGGAACGGTGGTAGAGCCATATACCAATACGCACAGCAACAATTGCTGACACGAATGCGCCAGCAGAGAAAACAATCCCTTTTTCAAAAGAGTCCTGCGTGATAGTAGGGATCAGGCTGGCTATGCCGATAAGAATTGATGCTGCTGGTTTATAAAAAAGAAGGCCGCAGAGAAAGCTAAGCATCGACAAGAGTACACGACGACGAATGGGATACTCTACCGCAGAGGTAACAAAAATTACCGCTCCAGCCAAAGCCCCCAAAGCAACCTCGGGAGGAACTCCTGCTATCACCGCCGCCAGAGAAGTCATGCTAAGCCACTGATTCAAAGAATCACTGGTTGTCTGAATTGACATGATAAACACCATTTATTTCACATAAACAACTCCATTAAATAAATGTTTATCATACACAATAAACCATTTATGGATAATTATTACTCGTGATTTTTATGATTATTCGCGCATTTTTCTATCATTTTTATCCAGTGTGCCGTAAAACCACGTCCTTAAGGGCGTGGATGATGTCAACTGATGATGTCAACTATTGGCTGGCTTTGACTGATATTGCAGGAGTTGTTGGATAAGATTTAAGTGACCGTCAAAGCGGTCACTTATGAGAAAAGGAAGTTAGACAAAGTGGCAAACAGGCTCATTGATGGCTACGTCAATGACCAAGGTTTCATTCAGACTCCAGCAACTCTATCCTGGCGAGAAGCGCTTCATATTTATCAAGTAATCGAGAGTAGTTCCTTCGTTGCATTGCAGCTTCCATTACCAACATTTCTTCATAACGAATGCCGTAACGGGAACCAGCTTCTATAGCAGGAGTGATTACCTCACCGGTTTCATCATCTATGACGGCAGGAGTGTCACCCCATTCATCATAACAGATGAAACCAAAGCGATGAGCATCAAGACCATGCCTTTCGAATGCCTCCACGTACCGTTGAGCAATGGCGCCGAAGTGCCAGCGGGCGCCATCAGCGCCTTTTTCTTTAATCCTATCCAGATACTTATACTGGACTAGCTGAACCTCTTCTGCGGCATCGAGAATGGCATCAGTCATTAGTAATGGGTCTGATTTGCAAATGGCATCTGACGTGATAGTGAACGCCGTTTGAGTGAATCCACCAGACCACGGAAACGAACTTGCCCCGCAAGGATAGGTATTTGCCGTGGCAGGACGTATTTGCTTCACAGCAAATACGTGCGACGTCATTTCTGCTGTACCAGAACCCGTAACGCCGGGATCTCCACCAGAGACACGTAAAATCCCTGTAGGGACAGATGAGTCCGTCGATGAATAAAAGCGAATCTGCTGTGCTTCTGCAACACCAGGGTTACATAGCTTAATAGCTTTAGTTGTGAACGCATTAGTATCCGTATCAAATATCCAGTATCTGTTGTTTGAACCACCATCTATAATAACGTTCGCAAGAGATACACCAACTCGCTGTATATTAGAAATATTGTTAGCATTAGTACCAGCAGTTAACTGAATACCCCTTGTGCAATTATTTACACGCGAGTTACTAATAGTATTATTAGCAGCAAATCTAGTGCCAGCGGTATTTCCTGTCAGGAGAGTATGCGTAGTGTCCTTACTGAAGCCTGTCAATAACACCTCATTATTAGTGAACGTACCGTACTGAGCACATGATTTAAAACCGATATAAGGTGTGGTTAAATCCTCAGGAATACCATTCCATACCATACAAAAGTTATCTGTAATTACACTATGGTTTCCTCCGTTGTTAGACAAATCACCCAACTCTACAGCACTTATGGAAGTATTGAAGTGGTTATTTGTAACCTGGAACAGGTTACCAACATTGTTTTCAGAAACAACTCCGCGGCGACCAGCAATGATATGGTTACCGAAAACCACAACACCTTCGGTATCGTCATGCGCGTACATGAAGGTGTCGAAGTTCTGATAAGAACCATTGACAATATTGATATTCTTTGTTGAGTGCAGGTCGAATATTTTACCCATTCGATATGCTGGTACAGATGTTCCTCCACCCGTTACGTTAACGCCGTCAAATACACACTGACCAGCTCTGCTTAGCTTAAAGACAGTATCAAAAGAGGATTGAGTACCAGCATCATTTGACACATCCAGGTCACGAACGATAAGTTGTCGGGCGTATTCGACTCCCCTTGCCCCTAAAAACGTAAGCGCAGTACCCTGAAGTTGCCCGGTAGCTTTTATCGTGAAATTACGTAAACCAACAGGTTTTCTTACTACAGTCGTACCCGAGTTATCAATGATAAGACCATATCCAGCAGCAAATTTTATTCCGCATGTAGCCATGCTTACGCCAAAAACATCACTATAAAAATTAGTTACTGAGATGTCGCTTGAGCAGTTGTATATACGACGAAGCTTAATATCTAGACCAGTTTCCTTTGCTGCAGTAAAGGCATTGATCAGTGCCAAGGTATCATCAGCATCACCTCCAACAGCGCCAAAATCCTCAGGAGTGAGTGATTCCCTCATTTTATCCTGGAACGTTCGGTATACTGCCCCATAACCATACTGAATAAACCAACCAAAACCACCAACAACCCCGGCGATTGCAGCATCGACATAATTACGCATTGAGCGATTATTTACAGCGTCCTGCTCAAGTGATGGATCTGCAAGGTTAGAAATTCTGTTTTGCTTTGCATCGTAATATTTTGCAAGCAAAGATGGTTTCATCAATGCACGTCTGAACCACCCAAAACATTGCTGGATCAGCATCGTCAGGTAGTCAAAGGCATCTTCATGCACTTCGGGAAAAAACTTTCCCTGATTGCGAAGGTCTGTCTCCTGTACTACATCAAGCACACGATCTATCGTAATTCGCCATCCAGTAGCAAGCGGAGACGGAAGAACCACAGAACCGCCACTATAAGTGCCCGCCCCAGTTACCGTATAACCGGCATCCAGAACCAATTCTGTTACGTTCCCGTTCAGGTCAGACACCTGAACAACCAGGTCTGATTTTCTGAAAATTCGAAAAGTATACGGAAACGATGTCGTAACGCCGTTACCTGTGTATTCGTTGTGGTCAACTTCGGTTGAGACCGTCATGTTAAATCTCCAGATAGTCGCAGCACCCGTTGCGCCGCATATCTGGTTATTCTATTACCTGAAAAACCACATATGGATAGATAACCCATAAATACGAAAAGATATTACCTTTCAGGTGATTTGCAAAACGTGCTGGATAGCAAACAAATTATTTGATACTGTATATTTATACAGTTATTGCATGGAGAAGATAAGATGCAGCAGTATCACTATCCACTGGAAGAGGGATTTACCGAAAGGATTCACACGCCGGGAGGCGTCAGATCACTGGTGGAGGGATCGCACTTGATGAAATTACTCCGGGATCTCGATAAGGATGGATTTAATGTCGATGGCCCACTTGCCGAACTGACTGCACTGATTAACTACGTCACCAGCTCACAGATGTCTATGCAGGATCTGCAAACACATCTCGACTATTGTGCCGAACAATTACGAAAGCAAACCAGATAAGGTTTGCAATTACCAAGTGGAGTGCTTATATTTACCTTTGAGGTAAATTTACATCGCACTCCTCTTGTGCCATAGTAATCGGGTACTGGCAAAATCCAGTGCCGGGATTGGCGTCCCGAGTTACTAAGTGGCGCATACCACGCCAGACGTGGTTTTTTTATGCGTTAAGCACAGCTATATCCGAATTATGGTGGGCTGGGCAGGGGTCCGAAAGGACGCCGGTACCACTTAGGCCGGTACGCCAACCTTGTCCAGTTCACCACCAGTAATTGGCGTTGCGGTGGTGATTAAAATCACTAAGTGGAGATAACCACCATGGCTAATGCTCAAACTGCCATCTTCAAATTTGAATCTGTTAACCCTATCCGTTCCATCATTATCGATGGCCAACCATGGTTTGTAGCCCAAGACGTTTGTAGTGCGCTGCGTATCCAAAACGTCACCCAAGCACTTGAAAAACTGGATGATGATGAAAGGTCTATGTTCAACATAGGGCATGAACATCGTGCAATTTTTGACAGCCGAGTAAAAGAGATCAACATCATCTCCGAGTCAGGCCTCTACACACTGATCCTCCGCTGCCGCGACGCAGTGACACCAGGCACTATCCCCTACCGCTTTCGCAAATGGGTTACAGGTGAGGTTCTTCCTCAGATCCGCCGCACCGGAAGTTACATTAAAAACTCGCTCCCGCAGGAAGAACGCATAAAGATGGTTGCCGACCAGGTAGCCAACGCCACGGCGTCAGCAGTAATGCAGGCGATGAAGATAGAGAACAAAACCTACAGCGCCCCGCTGAAGCCCGGCTACCGCAGTCTGATTCATTCGCCGTCTGGTGTTCTCGGCCTGACGGAGAACTCATTGCTGATGAATCTGCTGAATCAGTTGCAGGACGACGGGCATGATGTATCGGGCGCGGCGGCGGAACTGACCACCATGTTCTGCTACATCGTCGGTGTGAGCAAATGCCTGCGTGATATCCAGACGCACGCGGAGTACATCAACGACAAGGCAGGGTTCTTCTGACAGAACGGCGGCACAGGGATGTGCCTTTAAATAATTCTGTACAGATTGCAGACTGTGGGTGAATAGCGTACTATTACCTTAAAGGTAAACCTGTTTTTATTTTATACCTGTAACTTACCGGAGATTAAAGATGACAAAACTTGGATTCGTGATGAGAGGTCCGGTAAGAAGCGGAACTCATGCAAAGCGTAGCAAGAGTCGTATTTTTACTGGTAAGGTTGTAGCACGTAAATCAGCTATTGGCTCGTTCAATAGTGAAAATGCGGCATTGCGCCATATTTTTATCAGCACAAAGCCAAGAGCATCCGCTGATGTGCATACAATGTCTATTCCTATCACAAAGAATATAAAGCGGATAAAAAAGCTCTCATCTGCAGAATCAAAAGAGATATCTTTCCGCCAGCTTAACTCATTAGAAACGCATATGAAGGAAGAGGAATTCGATGTTTTTGAGTGAGTATAGCGGGAAGGTTATACCTACTGGTGAGTTTAAAACTGATGACTTTCTGATTTCGCTAAAAGATGCTTTTAAACAACACTGGCGTCATGGTCATCATCCTGATCTGGGAAAAGATACTCTTTTTGAAAGACCAGAGGAAGTATTAGGCTTCCATCTCAGAAAGGTTCATGTCAATATTGGTGAATATGCATCATATTCATACTCATGTACTGAACAGTGTTGGGATGAGTGGTCATATGGATTGATTGATGAACAAGGAAATTACAGGCCAAAACCAACCAGTAACGCATATCTCATATATGCAGTCAATGAAATAAGAGATGCAGCCTTACTAGCTTATTGGGACCCGCCCGCACACACCAAAGCTAACGCAAAAGTTTGGATGGATTCCGTATTGAATTTCACAAAATTATTTCATGAACGAACGAATACAGCTCCACTTAGTAGAAATGTTTATCCGTGGGATTATTCGTACAAATCCAAAAAGCCTGCATAGTAGTTTTTTATGGACGAAACAAAAGTCAGTGCTACACTCATTGACGCCACATTGAGGTGGTTTATAGATGGAAATTTCACAATGAAAAAAGCATTTGCTGCACTGTTCGTTTTGTTGTCTCTGGTAGCTTCAACTCAGGCCTTTGCCGGTCGTTGTCAGCACGACAGCGACACTGCTGCTGACGGCTCCCGCTGCGGTGGGCGTTCTGCGGATTCCCGCCCGGGTGGCGGTGGCATTCGTTAAAAACAAGGCCGCGAAAGCGGCCTGTGACATGTCACGATAGTTTCGTTTTGCACATCCCTGTGCCGCCGCTCGTCAGAAGAACCCTGCTTTGTCGTTGATGTACTCCGCGTGCGTCTGGATATCACGCAGGCATTTGTTCACACCGACGATGTAGCAGAACATGGTGGTCAACTCCGCCGCCGCGCCCGATACGTCATGCCCGTCTTCCTGTAACTGGTTCAGCAGATTCATCAGCAGTGAGTTCTCCGTCAGGCCGAGAACACCAGACGGCGAATGAATCAGGCTGCGGTAGCCGGGCTTCAGTGGGGCACTGTAGGTTTTGTTCTCTATCTTCATCGCCTGCATTACTGCTGACGCCGTGGCGTTGGCTACCTGGTCGGCAACCATCTTTATGCGCTCTTCCTGCGGGAGCGAGTTTTTAATGTAGCTTCCGGTGCGGCGGATCTGAGGAAGAACCTCACCTGTAACCCATTCAAGAAATCTGAATGCTCTCGTTCCCTCAGTCATTGCCTCTTTGCAACGCAGAATAAGGATGTAGAGACCTGATTCTGAAACGATGGATAGTTCTTGTATTCCACCAGGGGTCTGTATTGAATACAGCCCCTTTTTGTTCCAGCCTTTTTTATCAAGTTTTCTCGCTTGTGTAACATCAATATTCAAAGCATTGCACACATCTTTGGTGACAAACCAAGGTTCTCCGTCAATCATGAACATACGGATCTGGCAGGATGACTCAAAGGAAAAGATGGAAGGTTTGGTATTCATGGCGATCACCTTTGTAGTTAGGTTAATCACCACCGCTGAGACCAATCAGATGGTGGTGAACTGTGCAGAGTTGGTCTTACCGGCTACAAAGGAACCCGGCGCACCTTTCGGTGCCCCCACACAGCCCACCATAGAATAGGTGCGCTTTACACATAAAAAAACCGCTTATGCGGCATATGTGCCTCTGTAGTAATCCGGGAGACCAATCCCGGCACTGGATTTTGCCAGTGCCCGATTACTATGGCACAAGAGGAGTGCGATGTAAATTTACCGCAAAGGTAATAATAGGCACAGGTGGATATTAAAATCAACCATATTTGGTTAATGCGTGTAAAAGAGCCAGCAGCGAGAAATTGTGCCGCGACGTAAAATAACGAGCATCTGCTGGCTTACAACCAGCGATGTTTCAAATTTGTCACTACTATCAACGTGCCATTCCACGGCGCAGAACTTTATGTTGTCAATCACAACGGCGAACCGTACACCCCAATGAAACCTATCGTTGAGGGAATGGGTCTAGACTGGAAATCTCAACATAAGAAGATTTCTCAACGCTTCTCGAAGGGTATGGTGGAAATCACCATACCTTCTGCCGGTGGGGTGCAAGCCATGATTTGTATGGCTTTACGAAAATGAAGCAGTGGTTTAAAACCTGCATTGTGAAAATCACAATGCAGCTTCCTGGGGATGAACAGCGCCGTGAGATTATTTGTTTGGCACTTCGCAAACTTGCAGGTTAGCTGCAAACCATCAGCCCAATGAATCCTATCGCTTGCATGTAGTCACCTATTTATTTTTTAGCTTTTCATCCATAGCAAATTTCGTTGCTAAACTTTCACCATCTGATTTAAGCCTTCCAATAAATTTCCGCTTACCGTCTTGAGAGGAATTTAAATAGTATATATTTGATTCAGCAATCTTTTGTATGTACGACTCGCATGACACAACCGAAGCTTTGGATATAGAATCAACACTTTCTCCTGTCTTAGCGTATTTTACGGCCTGCCCTTTTATACATCCAAAATATTCCATTGTATGCTTTTTAGAATCCTCCAGTGTTTCCCCATTTTTAGGCTGAATCATTAACGGTGAGGTAGTATCTGCAAAAGATTTTACAACTAAAAGCATAAGAATAATCATTAATATAATTCTGTTCATATTACTTCCCTAGCATGAACTGCGATGGTGGAATCAGAAATTCGTTACCCTGCTCACGCTCAACACGGCGCTGATAACGCTCAAGAGAGCCAGGGTCAAGGGCATCTTGTATCCGGTTCAATATTAAACCATTCATCGCCGTACGAAGCCAGAACACGTTGAGGAATGGCGTATTGTCAAGTGCCGTGCGATACCAGTCACCCAAATCTGCATCCCCTCTCGTGGTCTGCTGGAGCAGCGTGATAATGCTGTCAGCGTTCGATGCTGCCGGCCCCATTAGCGACGTAACCGGCCCGGCCCCCATGCGGTTGACCTCGCCAAACATGAAGTCACCCAAGATGCCAAGACCGCCCCCCTGAGATGCGGCTGCGAGAAACGTCTTGGCATCTGCCGGGCGCGGTGTTTGCCCTTTCAGCATGAGTTTTGACTGCATGGAGATATAACCAAACATAGTCGCCCAGACAAAGAGGTTTGCAGCACCAAGGAAAGCCCCCTTCCCGTTACGCAGCAGCGCATTCGTCAGCGATCCGGTTTTCGACTCACCAAGCCCAGCAGGAATATAACCACGCCCGAATACTTCGCGTCCTAGTACGTTCTGCATGAAGCTTGCAGTGAACGATTTGTACTGACCAGCGAATCGTATTGCTTCCCCAGCCACCGTTCCTGGCACCGTGCCCATCTTCATAAACGCCTGCGTGCGATCGCCAGGCTCTGACATGGCGATATTCAGGCGGTCAAGGATGTAGCCGCGCAACTGCCCTTCCAATTGATCGCGTGCGTCAGCGATAGCGCGCTGCGTTGGCTTGATCCCCTTACTCTCTACATAACCGGCAATCACTTCGTCAGGCACGCCGCGGATGCCGCTGGTCGTCATGAACTTACGACCTTCGCTATCGGCCATGTCCATGTTGCGAAAAATTTCCCACTCACGTTCGCCAATACCGTGCAGATCCAGCACGCGTCGCAGGTCTTCCGGTAGCCGCGCATGAGGCTGGTCAGCATTCTTTGCAAGCCAGTTGGTTATCATCATGGCGTTACTGTTGCGACCGCTCTCGGTCCAGAAGTTCATGAGGTTGTACTTAAAGAAAAGCTGCTGCGCGCGACCAAGTTTTCCATTCAGCGTGTCATCACCAGATATGCGCCGGATGATTTCCTGCGTCATGGAGTCGGAATAAACTCCGATAGAGGAAAGGATCTCTTTCTGCTCCGCGCTGTTGTAACGCGTGAAGCGGCCTCTCATAGCACCAAGCAACGCCTGCATAAAATTCTGCCCTTGGTAGCGCATCTCGGTAGCGGCGATAGGCACGTCGTTAAACGATGAGATTACCGCGCCACCAAGCTGGCTCATACGCAACCAGCCGCGTACAGCCGCCGACGCATTGGCCCAGCCTACGCTGCCAGGAATATTTAGCGAGCCGTCAACCTGCGGCATTACGGTACGGTTAATGCGACGCACCTTCGTCATGTAGTCAGCCAACGCTGCCGGTCTTCCGGATTTGCTGATATCTTCAGCAATGGTGTCCGTCAGGTACTTAAACATGTTCTGTGGGTTAGTGCCCAATACGCGCATCATGCCCGTTGTGCGGGCAGCGCTGTTTAAGCCACCAAACAGCGCCTCTCGCAGGCTGCCGGTGCCGAATTGCTGGTTGTACTCGTGCCACGAGATACCATCTTTGAAGTGCAAAATTCGCTCTTGGCTGGCGCGTTTAGCTGCGTTCGCCGATCCCTTAAAGCCATTCATCCAATCGGGCTTTTCAGATGTAAGATGCACGCCGGAAGCCAGCCCGTTATAAATGTTACGCATGAACTGCTCGCGGTCAGCCACGCCGTCAAAAGTGCGCTCATCAAGGCGCGGGAGAATAGCATTTCGCCATGCTTCATAACCTGCGGCGCGGATCTTCATGATGTCGTGTGACTGGCGCACTATATAGCCCGGCTCTTTGCGTATCCATGCCCCGGCACGGTTCTCATCAATGCGCGCAGTTTCCTGCCATTTCATGATGATTTGTGCAGCGCTTACGGATTGCTTTGTCATACCGTCAGTTGACTGCCCGCGCCCTATGCGCCACATTGCATCGGCAATTTCCCTGTCATTGCTGCCGCTGGCGATGAATTGCACCAGCCCGGCACGGTCAAAATCGTAGTTGATACCGGAATGATACTTGCCGCGCAGTTGCGCCACCTCCGAAGATACCGACCGGCGGGCGCCGGTACGCGCATCGTTACGGCCAACCAGCATTGCTTCAAGCCCGATATCCGGGCGGTCTTTCCAGATAGTACGAAGCTCTCTAAGTCGTTGTGCGGCAATACGGGTGTTGATTGCCTTATTGCGAGACTCAATCTGTTTTGCCAGCATATCGGCATTGCTCAGTTCTTCCGCTGCGCGCATCGCGGCCTCTTCCAGAGACAGCGCCTCATTGGTCGCCAGAATTCGCCTAGTGGTGTCGTTCATGTCACGCACCAGCGACTCCATCTCATCGGAAGAAAGCTCGCGACCAGCGGCAGCATTTACACTGCGCTCGCACTGCGTCAAAAATTCGTTTGCTGCCATCACATCCCCCGGTTAATCATACAGGCGGCAAATGCCCGGAAAGCGTTGCTCATGCTATTGTCGCTGGCGTCGGCACGAATATCATTGAGTTTCTGGCGCAACGTGGTCGCAAGATCAGGGTTATCGACAGCGATATCGTCAAGCAGGGCGTTACTCAGGTTGAGCTCGTTATCAAGGTCTGCAGCGGCAGCGGTAATTTCATGATCTGCCTTTTGCGTTTCTTGATAAACCCGATCGGCTGTTTCGCTTGCTGGGCGAGCCGTTTCATCAACCTGCCGTGCCGGGTTCTGTATGCGATGGATGGCGCGTTCGCGCAGTGCCGATTTGTGCAGTTCATAGAAGGGCTCAACATCTGGGCTACGTCCTTCCATCATGTGTGCCAGCGCAGCGCGATACGCCTGCTGGTTCACGCTCCAGTCAGCATCCCTGATGGCGCTTGCGGCAGTGCGAACTGCGCCAGCGACCGGCGACATCTGCATGCCGTCCAGGATCTGCTGCGCACGCTCGGAAATGGTGACTTTCAGGTCGTCGGGGATCTCGCCGCGGGAAATCTGAGACTGGCGCCAGCGCGCCTGCTCTGCTGTCGCGTTCTGCTCCAGCGATGTGTTGATCTCCTGATTGCGTGCAGCGATGGCGTCTTTCTCGGCCTGAATCTCTTTCAGTGCCCTAGAGCGCGCATCCTTAAACTTCATCCGCTGCCCCTGATACTTTTTGGTGCGCTGCTGCAGCGTCGCATCAAGCGAGTCAGCATGACGTTGATTAGCCGCAAGCTCGGCACGCAGGTCGGCAACGTTACCGATCTGTCCGCTCTGTAACTCCTGCTGGCGCGCCATATAGTCAGGAACCACGTCGTCATAAGCCCGGCTGTATGCGTAGCTCTCCGCTTCATTGGAAATGGCCGCCGCCAGATCTGCGTTAGCGCCAACCTCAGGGATATTCACGCCCGCCGGAATGTTGTCAGGCGTTATCACCGGGGTTGGCTGCGCATCGCCAGAAAACGCCGGGGACTCTCCCGTTGCAGCATCGGGAACGCGACGCGGTCGCACGATATCGGCGATAAGGCCGCCGCCGGCATGCATTAGACCGCCAGCCATCGTGTTAAAGAAAGTACTTTCCAACGCGTTGCTATAGGTGAAGTCGTCACCTTCCGCCGCCGCTGCCAGCCCGGTAAGCGGCACGGTCACCACCGCCTGCGCTGCCCCCATGCGTGCACCCGCAACAAATCGCTCGCCAAATCGGCCAAGCACAGAAGCTGCCTTTGCTTCTCCAGCGAACGGAACCAGCGCCAGCGCCACGTTACCAGGATCTGCCATTGAACCAGCTAGGCTGGCTGCGAAATTAAGCGGCGTGGCTACCCACCCGCTCGGTGCCGACATCGCAATCTGCTGGCGTGCCAGAGAATCTTTGCGTTCGGCAATAACATGATCGAGAAAAGCCTGCGTAACGCCAGAATCTGGCACGTTTATGCTCTTTACGCCGTACTGCTTCAGGAGCTCATCTGCGTCCTGCTTACTGATAACTGTAGAGTTTGGGTCATTCGCCAGCGAGTCGACCTGCGCAAAGCGGTAGCCGGACATGACCGGCCCCTCTTCAAATCCCTGCTTAAGGGAAGAAAGCAGCGATTCGCCAAGCCCTGCTGGCGCGTTGCCAATTGGCTGGTTAATGCCCTGTCCCGGATCATCTGTGTAAATTGGCATGTTATCGTCCTGATTGCTGGCCGTTCTGGAAAATGTTAATCAGGTTGTCGCGCTGACTTTCTGCGCTGTATTCCTTAGACTGTCCGGGAGTATATTTCACCGGAGTATCAATGAACTTGGTAATGCGGTTCCATACTGATCGGTTGGTTGTTCCCAGTTTCGCCAGATCGTTGAACGTCACCGTAATCGGGTTGCCATCGGCACCGTTGACGATCAGCCCGTTGAGCATCAGGGTAAGTCCTGTTTCGTCGCTGCTGGTAACCCACTGCGCATTATCACGAATGCGGGAGATACTCTGCTCACGGTTAACCTCATCAGGTAGCCTTGGGTCACCAATAAGCGGCATAATCTGATCTGCTGACAGGTTTTTCAGATACGCATTGGCACCATCGTTAACGTCACGAATATCTATCCCTGCACGCTTAGGTAGCCGCCAAGTGCCATTGGTCTGGTACTGCTCGCCGAGGATGTCCTGATACGCCTGTTTTGCTGCATCAGACGCCGACATTCCGCGCTGCATGTTGATGTAAGTAAGTCGTTTTCCCTGCTCGTTGAAGTTATTCCACACGGCAGTGCCACCAGGCTGAACAACCATCGTGCCTGCAAAATCTTTCGATTGGTCATTCCATGACGAGTCGGCGCTATCCGCGTCGGTTTTCTCAAGACTGCCGCGTAAGTCAGCAGTTTTAACGCTACGGTTTTGCCAGAGCGCATTTGCCGCGCGCGGGTTCTCGGTAGCCATGACAACCTGCAACGCAGGATAAGCGTTCTTCTGAACCTGCTGCATCACCTGATCCGAGTATTTGCCGAACGACTGCGCCACCGACTGAATGGCCTTTACGCTAGATTCCTGCGTGTTGTCAATACGCTGCAGTACGTCGTTGACCATGGACTCCGGTAAAACTTTTTTGCTCATTATCCCCAGGCGGTCTTTTTCAGACTGTATGCGGGAAACCAGGTATTCACCAGATGAAGGGTCATTGAGGTACTGCTGGAATGCAGCTTGCACAACCGGAGAGTTTTGTTGCAGCCATGCCCCCGGATCCGCTTCCCGCGCCTTCAGTACCTGCCCAAGCTTGACCTTTGCCGATGCATAAAGCTCTGCTTTGTATTTAAAGTCAGGGTCGTTTTCCTGCGGTGCCATTGCCTGCACGGCGGCGGTACCCTGCTGGACGTTGCCCTGCATAATGGTCTGATAAACAGGTTGTAGCGTCATTGCCTGCTGGTATTGCTGGAAGGTTTTTTCCATCTGCAGGCGCTCGGCAGGCGCTGCCTGAAGCGGCATAACGGCGGCCCATTCGTGCGCTGAAATAGGCGTCACCTGCTTACCGGCCTCAATTTTGGATAGGTCATCCTGCATTCGACTCTGTAGCGCAACGCGACCGGCTGAAGCCTGCATGTCGTACATGCCAGCAACCTTGCTCATCATCTGCGACTTTTTGTCCGGACTCATGGCGTTCCAGAATGGCTGTGCGATGAGGTTTTCCATCGTCGCAGATCCAGGAATAGCTCCAGCACTGCCAGTTACTTTTGCCACATAATTGCGCGTCTCGTCGTATGGGATAGCTGCGGCAAACTGGGCGTCACTGACTTCGCCTGTGCGCGGATCGCCAATCTGTTTAATCCAGCCGTCAACCTTTCCTGGGCCAGCGTTATAGGCAGCTACTGCCAGAACCGGGTTATTGTCGTATTTCTTCATCTGCGCGCCGAAATAAGCTTGCCCCAAGCGGGCATTATAGCGCGGGTCATTCAACCATTTATCTCGGTCCCACGACACGCCAGCAAGGCGGGCAGCTTCGGGGCCAGTATCTTCCGTCACCTGCGCTACGCCAACAGCGCCTTTTGGCGACACCAGAGGTGTTCCGTCCTTTCCGTACTGATTTCCGCCACTCTCCTGCCAGATTATTGCAGAGAATAACTGCGCCTCACTCGGTGTATCGGTTACCTCAATCTTGCCGTTCGGACCCATCATCTGTTGATACATCGGCACATACCACGCCTCCGCCGCACCGTTCGCGGCATTCTCGCGCCACGAAACCCAGTTCTGTTCGATCTCTTCCTGACTCTGGCCGTGGGCTTCGCCGTAAGCGATGATGCTATGATATGCCTTCAATCCTGCCTGGTTTGCCATTGTCGGGTTACGGAACTGCATCGATAGGTTTTTTAGTGTCGCATCCTGCATATCCGCCTCATACTGGCGAACCTGTCCTATTTCGTACCTCCCGGCCTGCGTAGTGAACTGAATGCGCTGCTGCTGTGCCTGCTGCATGAAAGCATTACGAGCCTGTTCATCCGGCAGCGACATAGCCAGTTGTTCGATCTGAGCATCAAACTGCTGCGTATACTCCTGACCTTTTCCAATAGCATTTTTCCCTTTCAGGTTAAGCAAACCTGTTTCAGGATTATTCAGCAGATCGCTGCTTATCTGACTGAGGTTAAGAGATGCCTCCTGAGCCAGAGCGATATTGGCACGCTGTTTTGCCTGCCCCAAAACATCAATTGCCTCTGTCCCTGCCCGAACAAAAGCATCACCAATACCTGGCTGAGAAAACGTCTGCAAGCCTGCTGACTGAACTCCACGACTCTCAACCTGACGTCCGGATACTGTTGGTACGACTGGCATTATAATCCTCCGGGTAATCTGGTTCCTGCTGCTGCCCCGATTGGCGCAGGAGTGCTTTGAGTAAACGGACTCCACGTCCCACCAAACATCTGGTACGCACCGTATGCCTTCAGAGGCGCAGTGAGCAATGTTGTTGCTGCTCCTACATTCCCCTGTTTACGTGCTGAACTGGCTTCTGCTTTATAGTTGGCAGCCTGAACCTGATAACCGTAAGCCTCGCGTTGCGCGTTATTCACCGTCGTCAGCGAATCAAGAGTGCCAAACTGGGCAGTGTCGCCAAATATATCCAGCGCGTTACCGGTAGATAAATCGGCGCCGGTCGCCCCCATTGTCGCCACCTGTGTACCAAGCCGCTGTCGGGTCTCTCTGCGCCGTTGCTCAGCTTCAGCGTTACCCCTGTTTATTGCATCATTTGCCTGAGCTGTGGCTATATCTGCGTTCGCTTCTGCAACCTTCGAGGCATACCTTCCCTGTTGGTACTGGGTGTATGCCTGAATGCCACTCATGGCGAGCATTGCGCCACCAGCAATAACCGGATCGCACATTATTTTCTCTCCATGTGAAATCTGTGGAAATTAAGACCAAGAGCACCATAAGGCGCGGCTTCTTCAAGCCTGAATCCAAGCCAGTGCAGCCATGCTTTGGCAACATGGTTTCGCTCGTCGACATAGTTTTCCAGGCGCGGATAAACTGCCAGCATCTGCTGCAATACAGGGCGGCAGTGGCGAAGAAATGTCTTCTGATATTTTTCGATACGGCTGGTTCCGACCAGCCAGGGCGTACCATTGCCACCGATCATTGACGCCGGAGATACGCCAAACATGGTTACCAGTTCTCCGTTCGCGAACCCTGACCAGGCCATAGTCGCAGTGCGAAGACCAACACGCAGCGCATCTTCGGTAGTCATCAGCGATACCGCATACAGTTCGTCAATATCAGCCTGACGAACATCCGGCAAAATCATCTGAAGATGCTCTTCGGTGGCGGGAATAATTTGAACATCGATCATCAGAATCCCCCAACAGTAAGGCGAGGAATAACGGCAAGAACAGACAGCGGCAACGGGTCAAGCTGACGGATTTTTACACGCCCGTTTTTGCCCCAGTTACTGTCCAGTTTCACTTCTACTTTTCCGGTAGCATCATCAACAGGATCATCGTAGAACTCGAATTCACGCTGTGGATATTCGTACCATTTACCGCCGGGCGTAGTCGCCCAGATGCCGCGACTGGCATTCACAACCAGAGTAACGGACGGGATCACCTGTTTTTTGTCCAGCAGCGTTTCCTGTCCGTTAATGTTGATATCCAGTGTTTCGAATTCAGCAATTATTGGCAGGCCGATGTGCACTACAGCCCCCGGAGATTCCAGCGTGACGGCACCTCCGGAAACCACTTTCTGTGGTTCCACGTTCGCATCAGAGAGAATGTTTACGGTCTGGCCTTCAAGATGAGACAGGCCTCCAAATGTCCGGCGCGCCATCTGCCAGTTCGTGGTGGCCACATTCCTGAGGGATGGCGGGACGTTCCTGTTAGCACGAACCACTACAGCGGTATTACTGGTTACAGAAATAATGTCGCAACGTAATTCTTTTGACACCTCATCGCCAGTATCAGGTCCGGTATAAGGGAACTGTAGTTGCGCGCCGACATCACTACTGGTGAAGTACGCACCACCAGAAACACTGATTGTATATTCCGCGCGGTAATCCCATTCGCCAGAACCACCAGTGATGATCATCGTTCTGTCAGACGTATTTCTTCCATCATAGCTAAGGCCAGAATCAACAAAGAAAGCATCTTCATCGCTGGTAAATAAACGGCTGGACAGTCGCTCGATGTATCTCACTGTTTGCCCGTTAACGGTTCGGTTAACGACGAAATACACCGCATCTTCATTGCCTTCGCTGATACTGCATGTGCTTTCATATTTTCCGGTACTGGATTGTGGTGCCCATGCAAAAACCTGCTGATCACGCAAATAGGTCATCACCAGTAATTTACCGTCATCACGAATGCAGAAGGCACTGGAGTAAGGGACAATCGAGAAGCACCAGTCAACAATGCTGTGCTTCTGAAAAAGATGATTGGCAAGGATGGTCAGGTCGTTCCCCTGATAGCCGTCAACATCGAATGAGTAGGCCAGATCACGGACAACGCTGCCTTTCTCCTGGACGAACAGAGCAATATTCGCCACGGCAATTGGCGGGACGTTGCTTGAGCCATTTGATCCCTGAGAGCTGAATGCAAATGATGATGGGGTTAACACTTTGTTCTGGTCGCCGGTGATGACGTACTCACCTCCGGAAGTCAGCGCCACCAGAGAACCAACATCAATCAGGTGGCGGATCTCATTAACCTGACGTCCGGCATAGGTGTAGATAATTCTGTCGTCATCCTGCGTAGGATTGCTTTTGCCAAAATCCTTATAATCCCCGGTACGGCTGGCCCAGATAGTCTGAGGAAACGCAGTCGATGCGGCGAAGTAAAGACGTTGTTGATAATAAACAACAGTGCCAGGATAACCATTAACACTGTTCCAGGCATATTTAGCCCATTTATAGCTGGCATTATCCTCGCCAACGACCTGCGAAGGGATATAGGAAATCACCTCGGCAGTTGCAGTAGTTCCATTTGCAGCAGTGATACGGGCAATGCCAAAACCACTGTGCAGATATTCCCACTCAATGCCGGTATCATCATCACCGGATCCGCCCCAGCCATCCCATGATGTGCCTTCTGTATGCGAAGGGCGCAAAGTGCCTGTTTTGCCTGCTGTAACGGCGCGATAGTAGTTACTGTCTGCACGGCGAATATCGCCAATCGACGTACTCTTACTGGTTTCCCATACCGGCACTGAATCCACTGCAGGCTGTTCCAGATAGAACAATTTGCCTACCTGCTCCGCGCCAAAAATAGAGGCGTTTGCCGTTAACGTAATTGTCCCGGTGCTGGCGCTGGCATAAACCGTCACTGACTCGTCAATATTGATATCTTCAAATGGCCCGTTCTTCGTTACCACATCAACCAGTTGCCAGTTGTCATGCGCATAGCGGCGCACCTCTTTCGGCGGGTATGCCGGGTGAACCAGCGTAAGCACGTCGGCGCTTTGCGTAAATTTAATTCGGAACAGATCGGCTTCAGTATATGGCGTGGAAATTTCATAAATAACATTGCTGCTGTTCAGCACCAACGCACCATCTTTGATAACGCGCATGTACTGGTGTCCGAACTCCAGAGCATAGGTCTGAACCGTCGAGAACTGGAACGGGATCAGACGGCATTTCCGATTTGGGTATTTGGCGGCACCGACAAAACGCGTACCAGGTCGATTCTCAACGCCGCCATACTGCCGCACGATAAAGTTATCGCACTTGCGCAATGCCACCTGGTACTTCGCCATGTCGATACGACCGTACAACGACGGTCCAATCTCACCACCGGCAAAGCTGGGCTGGATCCAACTGATAGCCATCAGGACAACCTCGCAATGGTAAACTCGTCAACCGGTGGCTGTGGTTCCTGTGATTCATTCTGGCTATGCGAGCCAGCACTAAGAATCACGCGATTGTACATATTGAGGGCAAACGTACCGAGGTCTGCATTCCCAGTCAGCGCCATGTTAATAGCTGCCGCAAGACGCCAGGCCAACGCCTCCATAAAAATGGCATCAAACATGTTCACATCTGTAACGCGAGAGACATACTTGAGCCATGCCTGCGGCTGGTCTGTGTAGATCAACTTTCCTGTTCCGTTGGTGTCTGCACCAACTTCGTACTGAACACGCATTGCTGCTGTTGGATTGCGTACACCAGGAAGCATAATTTCAGTAATGCGCAGACAATCGGACGGGTACTGATACGCATATTCCCAGTCAGGCGGTGGATTGCTCGTATCTGCAAGCGCCACGCGTTTGGTAGCAAAGTTCCAGTCAAAATCAGAAAGCACAGCATCACGGCAGGCCTCAAAGTGCAGCGAACATTCCCCCGCTTCCTTGCTGGCTTCCGTCAGGCTGTTAATGCTGCGGCTATTGCCAATATTGGACAGCGCACGATTGCAGATCTCTACTACAGAGGCCATTACTCACCCCCATTGCCGTACAGAGTTTCAGCCGCTGATTTTTCTACATCCCCGGAAACAGGAGCGATCGCCATATCAGTGATCTGCAGATCGGCGCTGCGATTAACACCATCGTCAGTTTCTCTGGCAGACAGGCCTCGAATAACAGCCTTTGCAGTTATCATCACTTCTGTTCCGACGCCCTGAGGTTGCGCCTTCAGCTTATTCAATGTGTCGTTATTAAGAGTGATGCACAGCCCCCACGGGTATTCATCGCGAGTTCTGGTTTCTCCGCTCTCATCCTGGTAGCTGTCAGTGCCGGTTTTGAGGTTTACGAGTTCCATATACACTCCTGCAATAAAGGGGCCGAAGCCCCTTGTCGGATTCGCGAGGCTTACACGCCCAGTTCTTTACGCTTATCTGCGATCTTCTCGCGGAGCGTTTCGGCTTTGGCGTTATGGTGTGGCTTCTCGTTAAAGAGCAATTCGTACTCTTCACGGAGCTTATCCAGTTCACCATCATCTGACACATCGTTGATGATTTTGGTGCTGGTTGCTGCCATAGACACCTTTCCTGCTACCTTTGCTTTTGCCTGTCTGGCTGCATCGTTAACAGGTTCCAGTGCGCTACCAGGCTCACCTTCGTATTCGATTTCTGCCCCCTCCGGCCACAGTGTGTTATGGATATGAGAGAGGCGCAGAACGCGGTATCTTGGTTTCTCACCTGACATCGATATCACCTTAACCAGTTACTTTTGAGCGGATCGGGTACGGCGTATTGGCATCAACATCCAGACTGATACCCGCAGTGAATTTGCCAGCCGTTAGTGGGCCAGTTGCGACGGAGTAGTTAACACGCAGATATCGCTGAACACCGGCTGGCACCTTTGCAGAAACAACTCGCTTACCTGCTGTCAGGGTGGCCTTTGCCAACGCACCACTATCATAAATAGTGGTCCAAGAGCTGTTATTCTCACTCGTTTGCAACTGGATGTTTACAGTTGCATCACCGCTTGCCGCGGCGGCTGTGTTAACCAGCGCCCAAAATTCAAGCGGGTAACCCACGCCGATATCACGACGTTTTCCGTCAATTGGACCGAGATCGATTACGTCAGTAGAAGCCGCGGTATCAGTTACCGCCTGTGCTTCGGAGAACATCAACAGTTTGTCGGTGATCATCTTCTTTCTCCATTAGTGGGTCTGTTACGACCCACAGGTTAATAACAGGCGTTACACCACGCGGGCTTCTGTTTCCAGAAGCGCATCAGTTTCACGGATTGGTACACCACGGAATGAAGTCCACCACTCGCCTTCAGTCTCTTTTACGCTGATAGCCAGAGATGTTTTCTCCAGAGACTGCAGATCAAGAGCCTGGCCTACAGTGCGGTTCATGTAGAACACCGGGCGGCCCATGCCACGGTTTGGAATGCGATGCAGTGCTTTAACCATCAACTTCGCAATATTTGCGGCAGAGGAAGGTTCTGAAAGATTGCTGACATCGATGTTTGCAATGCGAACAACATAACGCCAGTCACGCAGAGCAAGTCCGTTGTCCCATTTGTAATGGGTACGGTAGCCTTCGTACTTGCCGCCATTCGCATCTTCCAGTGTCACCTGGCCTTTATCTTCCATCTGGATGCCAGCCTTCTGCCCTTTCGGGAAGATGCCATGCACGGTGTTTTCGCCCCACACTACTAACCAGATTGAGGTGTTATCTGTACCCGTGCCACCAGCATCAATGATGTTCTGAGCATTACCCGCAGACAGGCTGGAATAGCGGGAGGACAGTCCCATAAACTGCTGAGGGTTAACGCTGGAATCACCATAAAACAGCGTCTGCGCCATCTGCTGATTCATCGCTTCAATAAATGCGCGGTCTTCAGACAGGCGGAATTCGGCGGTATTGCCGTTCAGATCAGCCAGTGACTTATCGACTTCAGCATAGGTTTCCAGCATGCCCACGGAATCGGTTACCTGCACTGTGGTTGATTTGCTTGGCTGTACGCCATAGTTCAGCAAACGCCAGGTAGCTGAAGGTAAACCAGAACGAATGGTGGTTCGGTGTCCGGTAGGAAGGTTCCCTTCGACAAAAGGCATATCCTGAAGGATCGGGTTAGTTTGACCGAGAAGCTCGATAATCTTATCGACTTTCCCGTTTGGATCGACGCGCTTACCCCAGTCAGCCAGCGTCAGCGCAGTTAAGCCTTTAACAGCCATTGTCATTTCCTCTCTTATTTGCCATAGAGCACTTCGGCCGCACTACGCTGGCCTTCATTACCACCGGTGACCATGCCATCTTCAGACATCGCCTTTCCGATTTTCACGAACGTTTTGACCAGATCAGGGTGATTACCCAGTCCGGTGGTGTTCAGATATTCTTTGAGCTCTGGTGTCCCGAACTGGTCAAGCGCACGCTGTGCGGCGCTAAGGTTAGAAATCAACTTGTCGCCACCAATTTCTTTGTCAGCTTTTACATCAGCAGCCCACTGCTCGGTTGTTTTCTGCCAGGCTTCTGCCTGGCGCTGCTGCACACCTGCCAGAATCTTCGGATAAGCATCAACCAGCTTTTGCGCTTGCTCGTTGGTCAGGTTTAGTTCTCGCGCCACCGGCTCGAATTCCTTCAACGCTTCTGTATCCAGCTCTACGCCTTCGGCAGCCTGAAACTCGTACTTCTCAGGCGCACCCTCTGGTTTATCGCCGTCCTTTTTTTCACCCTGCTTATCGTTTTCATGCTTTTTGTCATCAGCAGGTTTATCGCCATCAGCAACAGGTTGTGGCTTATCACCTTCCTGTTGTGATGGATCACCAACTGGAGCAGGGTTATCACCTGCATGCGCTGACGGTTCTGACGCAGCCGGAGCTGCCCCGCCATCGGCTGGCTGCTCATTGCAAAGACGGCGATACAGCAAACGCTCAAATAAATTCATGATCACTCCTGTTCACTGGCCTCTTTGGCCATCTTCAAATACTGTTCAGGGCAATGCGCCATAACGCGCTGAAACAGTCCCAGCGCCAGATTGCGTTGCCCCTCATTAAATGCCATTGCCATAGCATCCATCGGAGAGATAGCGGAAAACACCCGGCCTTTCTCCAGCACAGACCAGACAACGCGACGCCCCTGTTCACTGCTCATGACAAAGCGAATGTCATCAATTTCACGCTGTGCCATGTCACGTTGCTTACGGGCGTTTTCTTCTTTCAGTTGATCGTCTTCGTAATCTGTCATTGTGATTGCCCACCCTGACCACTAACTGCATTCGCCATAGCTGACAAAACACTCGGATCCGAAGTTTTAGCTTCGCTTAGCGTCTTGGCACCCTGTGCCGCCGCTATCCCCATCGCCATCATTTGTTGCTGCTGTTGTTGCTGTGCCCGTTGCTGGCGAGCCTGCTCAACCTGTTCCTGCGGAACAATGACGGTTGGAGACACTCCAGACATATCAGCGAATGCATCGATCGCCTGATCAACGTTGAGTTTGTCGAGAGCTTCTGGTTTCGCTTGCGCAAGTTGACCAATGAAGTTAACCGTGGACGCCAGACTGGACAGGCCGATAGACTTCTGCGCCTGAGCCATGACGGAAATGTATTCGACCTTCAGGGGCATACCTTCCATCACGTCTGGCGGTGGCGGCAGCATGTTTTTACGCACCATCATCGAGAAAGAGCGGTCAATGAGAGGATTAAGACATTCGTCGTTCAGACGCTCCAGAACCGGCCCCAACATCAGAAGTTTTTCTTCTTTCATTTCGATCACCGCTTCAACAGGCATCGAGCGGGTATTGATGTTCTGCAACATCATGAACAGATCGACAAAGTAGGCGCTGTTAATGATTTGACGAGTGTCCTGAATGTCTGCCACCAAATCTGCTGTACTGGGGTTAACCAGATAAGCAGGCCTGAAACCATCCTGACCAGTAATCTGATCGATATACGTGATGTCGCCAGGAAGAAGGGAGGCACGCTGATTCTTGAGGGAAGTCGGAGCAACCATCGGCGGATTGGTGGCTTTATCAATCAACTGCGACTTGCGCTTCTGGAGAAGCTGCAATGCCTTAACAGGTCCAAGCGCCAGCATACCCGGGCATGATGATCCATAAACATCTTCGCCGTTAACTTCCCAGCGCGGAGCCATAATTGGAAACTCATCGAATCCGGACTCACGCAACAACTTGTCGTTATCGCCACCAACCTCGTAATAAACCGATTTGAATGGCTTGTTCTTGCTATCCAGCTTCGATGTATCGCGGTCAATGTTCGGGTAAACCGAATGCATCACTTCAATCCACTTCTCGTAGGTTCCGCTTTCCCACATGCTTTTTACGAATTCGCTGACGTTATTTAGCCCGAACTCCTGAACAAGCTGACGAACAGTCATAGAGAACTTGCGAAAACAGGTGTCCACACTGCCACGAGGTGAGTTAGCCAGGTAGTAACTGCCTATCGGGAATGGCATTGTGCGAATGATGTCCTCGTCATCCTCCAGCACTGCCATTGCACCAGTGCTGTATGTGCCGAGGCTTCCGTATAACTGCGGCAGCGACTGATAGAGATTCGACTTATTGAACATATCGTTCATGCGGTTCTGCACCGCCTCAAGCCACAACTTAACAGGGCCATAGTCCATCATTTCAGGATCTGGCGTAGCCAGGCGAAACCACGGACGGGCGGGGCTTGTTATGCCTGACATCATGCCGCTGGCAAGAGTGCGCGCCGCCATAGTCCCGGTCGAATCAATAATGCGTGTATTGCGTCGATCGTTACGGTTAACCTCAGAAGTCAGAAAGCGGGAACCACGCGGGTTGATGTAATCACTCAACTCGCGCCAGTGCGGCTCGAACGACTGACGCTCGCTTTCAAGTTGTGCGAACTGTTTGTTCAATCGCTCTTTAGTTGTTTCCGCCATTTCAATGACTCCGGTTACTGACCAAGCAGCGTTTTACCGCTGGTATTAGCGGTTGATGTGTCGCCCTGAGAACCGGTAAGCAGCGTAGAACTACGACCAGCAGCAGCGCGACGGCGACGTGTTTCTTCGTCGCGGGCATCAACAACGGCGGCATCCTGCTCCTGTGGTGCTGCCTGAACTTCTGGTGTTGCAGGCACTGATGGTGAGCTACCCATGCACATATCAATGACTCCGTACGCAATTAAATTATTACCAATTTAACCACATATGATTTATTTATCGTAGATAGTTGACATTTAACGCACGAATTATTACCTTTCAGGTAAGCAAATGGTTCATTCCGGTTATTAACCTGACTGGCTTGTCGTTAAATTGAACAGGTGGAGTGAGCTTTTATTTTGAGCAGTACGGCGTATGGCACATGCGCCGATAGCGGTCTGGATACGTTTAAGGGGCACCCTCCCTTGCTCGGGCAAACGAACCAGGTAGCCGGAATGTGCAAGTCGAGCGGTTTTATTCCGCGCACGGGGATTCACCATCCCGGCGATTCGGTGTGACGCCTCGGAAGAGACGAGGGTACAACGATGAGAGCATTTATGGAGCCGCGACAAAGTGTGGCACCTTAACAGGCTAAGTGCTCTCAGCGTTGTGGCATTAGCTAAGTTGGACAGAGCAACCGCCTTCTAAGCGGTTGGTCGCAGGTTCGAATCCTGCATGCCACGCCAGAATCACGCCTAAGGACCGTGATGCCAGAAGTTCCAGGTGCTTGGCGGTGATGGTTTCCCTTGAAGGACTATCACCGCCCTTTTTACAGCAGGACGCCATTGCGATGACTTCATGCTGTAAACCAGTACAGCCACGGAAGGCATAACTCATTGCTTCCAGTTCGCCCGGGTCGCCGGGCATTTTTTTAAGGTGAGATCATGAAAACAATTGATATGTTGGCTAAGTATCTAAATGAATGGCCATTAAAATATTCTCGTATCGTTCAGGCTGAAGACTGCGTTTTTTATGGCGTTTTTGCTGGTAATGAAATGCATTACGAAGTAATTCAGAGTGAGGGACTGGCCGGGTTAACTCTTAGCGAAGACCATGGTACTAGCGTTACGTTCCATGACTGGATAACAGCACAACGTTCTGAAATATCAACAGTATCTTTCTCCACTGCTTTGTCATCACTCAAAGATGGTAAGCGCATTGCACGTGCCGGATGGAATGGCAAAGGCATGTATCTGCAACTGGTTAAGCCACCGCAATCGGCCACTCCGAACGATTGGCGATTTGACGTTACATGCGGTGACGAGTATACATTTGTACCTGGCGTTAAACTTCTACCGTGGATTGGGATGAAAACTGCTGACGGTTGCTTTGTACCGTGGCTGGCATCTCAAACCGATCTGCTATCTGATGACTGGATTGTAATTCAATAACACCGTGACATGTCACAAACAGCCAGCCTATGAGCTGGCTTTGTTTTATCCTCACCAGAGGATATCAACGACATTATCCCCACCAGCGGATTAAGCATAGGGATCGTAATCTGTAATGGCCTTGCCTTGCTGGTTCTGCTGACCTGGAATTCGCAGACGCTTCGACACAGGGAAAGCAAACGTCAGCAATAGCGCATCGCCTTTACCAGGAGAACGCCCAAGCCGCTCCTTGATATCTTCCTTCGGTTCGATAACGATTTTACCGTCCACGCGAACTTTGTACTCTGCCGCCGACAGGTCGTCCGCTGTTTCCTGGTCATCAAGCATGCCGCCCAGCCTCAGCCATGTCTTACATGAGTTGAACATCTCCCCACGCTTGTTGAGCATCTGCGGGTCAGTAGACGCGCCACCGAACGGAACAAGTTGCCATGTACGACCCCAGCCGTCACCGATTGACTTCAGACCAGTTCCGTAACCGAAGTCGATGAACACTGCGTCAGCCTGGTACCGGTCTTCAAAGTCAGCGATACGCTTCGCCATAATCAGATCGTCAGTGGTCTTGTTGCCAGTCCACAGCACCTTACTGTGCAGCCCCTGCCGCAGGTATATCACAGCGTCATCAACGCCTGAGTATGCCGGGTCAACGCCGATTATCACCGGAGCATGTGCAACCTGCGCAGCGGTGACCACCCGTTTCATTGCCTCGTCAGTAAGTCCGGTAGGGATAAACTGCAATTCAGATGCATCCGGGAATATGCCGCGCACACGGATTTTAACGAAGTCGCTGTCTTCCCCGTAGTCATCAACCCATTTCTGCAACTGCTGTTTGTTAGTGCCTTCCACCGTCCGGCTGTCAATCTGCGCAGTTTTCCAGCGGTGTTTATATTTGCGGAAACATTCGCGGAAACGCCCGGTGTTACGTGTAGGGTTTCCGAACGCCACCCAGATAATCTCAGTGTCTTCGTCCGTAAGCGCACCCTCAGCAACTTCCCACACCAGATCCGCAATGTTCGACGCTTCATCGAATACCACGATGATGCGTTTGCGCTCGTTGTGTAGTCCGGCGAATGCCTCAGTGTTGTGCTCAGACCAGGGGATTGCGTCAGCTCGCCACCGCTTGTCGTGCCCAGGATCATTGCTGTACATCGCGGTAGCGGTACAGGTAAACCAGTCTTTCGTGATAGCAAGGTTCGACCACTTGATAATTTCCGGCCAGGTCTTCGTTCGTAGCTGGTTGTCGGTGTTGGCGGTCACCACGACCTTACAATCCTCGCAAGTGGACATGCCCCAGTTGATCAGCATTGAGATGAATGCGGATTTACCAATACCGTGACCAGAAGCGCGTGCCAGCATAAGCGGCTGATAGCGCGTCGCTGGATTCTGCAGGTGATCACGTATCTCTCGGAACGCATCAGCCTGCCACTGACGTGGGCCGGTAGCATGTGCCAGTTCAGTCCCTTCTTCCCCCCACGGGAACGCATAGAGGGCATAGCCAAGCGGATCGTGAGTGAACCCTGCAATATCCTCGATCAACTGCTCTTCAGGAGATAACGCTGTATCTGTCACTGATTGCCATCCTGACGTTCTTTCAGTCTCTTCCTGGCTGCCGCTATGCGATCAGCAATTGTCACATTCACATTAACATCCAGGCGTTCTTTGAACGCGTTGACATCAACATGCTTACCAATCAGCTCAAGGTTCTTCACCTTGTCAGGCCATTTAATTTTTTTGAGGATTGTCTCTATCGAATCCTCGTTCATGTTCATGATGGTCGATGACAGATCAAAGCCGCTAAGCGTAGTGCGCCAGATTTTCGGCCACTCACGGATTGGTTTAAGGCTCCCATCGTCGTTGAGGATGTCGATCACGTCCATCTGGTCGATCTCCACCAGGCGCATGAGAACGTAATCAGCACTGACGCGCATTCGTTTGTTGCGCTCCTCCATCAACTCGGCAATCCGTTTTTGAATGCGTTCATCGCGCATCATGACACTGGCTTTAACTGCCGCTGTATTTGGGGAGAATCCTGCGTTAATCGCTGCCTGAGTCTGGTTTTCAGGCGTTTTGATGTATGACTGGCAATAAGCCTCCTGCATTGCTGTTAGTGGCTTAAATTGCGTTGATTTGCGTTTATAGGTTTTAGGTTCAGCAGGCATCATAACCACCGTGGTAATAGTTACCGTTGTGGTAATAGTACCATGCAAAATAAAGCCGCCATAGTTGGCGGCAGTATTCAAAACCCATCAAATTCATCATGCATAATCTACTCGTGACATGTCACACTATTAATTTCGTTTCATGCCAGCCTTTAGTCACCCAGCATTGTGAGTCACCATTACACGGACATGAATTAACTGGAACTCTCTCGCCGCACTTACCGCAACGTTTTCTGCTGATCGATTTTATACGCCCGTGCACGCGTGCATCATCTTGGCGGATCAGTAACGCTATATACTCACCAAATTCGTAAGGCGCACGCCCGGGGCGACGCGTGGCACAGTTACGCTCCAGCATTTCAATTTCCTGAGCATCAAGCACAATTTCCAGCTTACGCACACCAGATGCAGCTTGTCTGGCTCTCTGAGCGGCTTTGCGCTCTGCTGCTGATTTAGCCATTCTGATTTTCCTGCATCATGAGAAATACAATCATGGCGGCTCGGAGAGGTCTGGTATCAAATATTGGTCTTACGTCTTTTGCATCCACACACCATTCAGTTAACTGGTCTAAGATAGAAATCCTGTGTTTCTCAATAATCGGCCATGAGGCGCTCGGATCATTGCAGTAGTCAGGTAAAGGGTTTAATGGCTCAAAAGTTGTATCAGTATTTCCGTAATACCATTTGTTGGTGTTATTCCCTGATGTTTCCGGTTTACATGCCCAAAGGCCTTTAAAAATTATGTCTCCTACCATTCTGTTAATTTCAAAATCACTTAACTGTGAATAGTCCATCATTTCGCCTCCTGCGGCGGTTCTGGTAGCGGCATCCAATTGATTACATCGCATTCAGGTATGCTGATATCATCACCAAGCCACCCTTGACCTTCAGACCAGCATTGCACGTAATACCCGTATTCTGTGTTCACTACGCACCACTGCGCGTCGTTCGGCATTCGCTCACTACAGCTTATCCAACCATCCGGAGTTCCCGGAGTTGGTCCATCGAATTCGGGCATGTCAGGACCTTTTCTGATAGCTTTAGCCAGCTCCAGCGGGTCATCGTAAAGCCAGTCGCCAGTTTGTGGGTGATTTGCTTCTGCAAGCTGCGCAGCCCATTCAAGACCATCTTTTTGACCTTGGAGATAATCAAGTGGCAACTCTTCATGATTACTTGCAGGTTCGGCACTATCAGCTTCGCGCCGCTTCTGTAGCTCTGCTGCCATTGCTCTCACGACTTCAACTGGTGCCCTTGCAGCAAACTCTATGTTGGTGATCAGCTCATTAAGATATTGCTCGCTGGGATACTGTTTCTTATCGGTTAAAGGGGTCATATCACTCTCCTTTGATGCGAATGCCAGCGGTGCGGATTGCAGCGATGACTTCAGAAACTTTGTATGCCATTACCGTTTGGTAATCATCGTGAAAATCTGTTCGATGAAGCATGCTGCTACGTTCCGGGAGCGATATTTCCCGAGCATCCAGTTCCTTAACGCGTTCCTCCAGTTCGTAGACCCTGCATTGTTCTCTATCATCAATCAGATATAACCCAAGACATTCGCTTTCTACCCAACCGCCAAAATCATGATCGTAACGCTCACATGAAAACTCACCGTCACCGTCCTTTGTTGGAATGGTGTAACTATCTAATGGGCCACCATATGTCGGCACATTCCCCAATGTTGGATGCTCAATCCACATGAAAAATGCACGTCCGGTTATTGGGCAAATATCTGGCCGCCATTGGTTACGAACAGCCTTGGTTTCGGATAATTCTTCAGCGTGTTGTTTTACTTCCTCAAGCTCAACTCTCAGCTTCCCTACCGTTAGCGCAATATCCTCGTTCTCCTGGTCGCGGCGTTTGATGTATTGCTGGTTTCTTTCCCGTTCATCCAGTAGTGCCAGCACGGTAGCCGGATTGGCTGCGGCGATGAATTCAGCATTGGCCTGCTGTTCTATTTGGAAATCTTCATCGAAACCGCTTTCAGGATGCGCTCCTTCAATTCTGCAAATGGGAATATATCCAGCAGCCTCGCGATGAATTAGTGCATCATCACCATCAAATCGGCCCTCTCCATATTCGAGCGACCACACACCACACGTTGCTTTCTCTGCCTTTTCACGCAGTGCCTGATAGTCAATCTTGCTCATGTCACATCACCCTGAATCCATTGCATTTACGTAAAAAATCGCAGATATAGCCCTTCATTTTTTCGTGCCAATCTCGATCATTCCCATTGCACCAACCATCAGGTGGAGTCCAGTTTTCTATCAGAGCAGCCATTTTCTTTGCTTTTGCAGGTGTAGCTGTTGCGGTATCGCAGTAATGACGAGTGTCGATCAACGTATCCATACCATCGATATCAAGTACGCAAAACCATGTATGATTCGGCATTTCAACAGATGGTATTTGTTGCCCACGTCGACGTTTATCAATAAGACATACACTCACTGGTTGCCTCCATTGCGAAGATGGGCAGCAAAGTCACGGATAGTGTCATCAAGGTCTGGGCACAACAGATTGTCAGCAAACATCTCCACGCCCTGCGCACGTACTTCAGCCAGGAATGCGTCGGTGGCCGGGGTTTTGATTTCGTTAAGTGCATCACTGAATCCACCTCTCTCCATACCTAGCTCTGCTTCGTAATCGGCATCGAATGCAGCGTCTTTGCAGAACTTCTTCAGCCCCGCATTCTCCGCCGCCAGCACATTAGCACGCACCAGTTGCACTTCCAGTTGCGTTGCCAAATCGCTGATCAGCTTTGCCACACTGCGCATATCAACGGCACCACATTCTGCTTTCAGTTCCGAAGCCATCTCATGCCCGGCGGAAACTAACCCTTTAATATTACTTTCCATCTTTACCCTCGCTTATCCACATAACTTATTGATAACATTGATAACTAAAAAGATCGTCGATTCAGAACTCTTCGATGTTCCAGCCACCACCTGCTTTCTTTGGTTTAACCGTTACCCCGATGATTCGGAACGGATACTGATCTGCGGCGACTTTGGTTTTCACTCTGGCGTCGTCGGTCCAGAAACCTTTCACTTCGTGCAGTTCCATCTCGCCGGTGGCGAGCATCACAGCAAAATCGGGCGTATAGAACGTGTTGTCAGCTAACCGCAGCTTGATACCCTCAAATCGATACCAGACGATTTCTCCTGCACGTTTACGCAGCTCAAGGTGCTGGCAATACGCAGATTCTGTTTTGTTCATCTGTCCTGTTTTGAGTCGACCAAGAGCCTGTATCTGTTTTCTCATGATTTACCTCTGAGGTAATTAAAAACCACATAAGACACGAAATCAATAGATTTTAGAATATTTTATTACCTAACAGGTAATTATCGAAACGTAAAAAAATGCGCTATCGCGCTGGTATTACTTGATAAATCCTGCCGCCTTTCCTCGCCTGTATTCCTCCATCAGCCACTGCGCCGGTGTTATTCCCCCAAGGGTGGCGGCGTTAGGCATGCACCCGAAACTTCGCCCTGGTGGATGGTAAACGTCTCTCCCTGTGTCCGGAGGTGTACTCATGGGCTCTGGCTTTGCCTGTATGCTGATCACCGGATCGGGTATCTGCTGTCCGGAAGCCACCTTTTTCGCCCAATCATCGAGCAGCCTGCGCGCGTGTTTCTCAACCTCAATCTCGCTAAGCTGGCGCTGATACATTGCACGGCGGGTATCACATACGACCCAGTACATAACCGGATGCCGCCACGGGAATCTTTCGGGACCACCAGGATATAAACTTTTTTCCTTGCTGTACCGGTGAAACTCCGCCATCACATCGTCAATGGTGACGCCAAGAACCATCTTGCTGTCTTTGCACCACTTGATGAATTGCCCTGGCGACGGCCAGAACGGAGAATCACTGGCGCGGGCGTGGCGCATACCAGCAGAAACCTGTTCACGGGTTCGGATCCCCCCTTCGGCAAACGCAGCAATCCACTGCTGTTTTGCAGCAACTTCCTGCTCTGGCGTCTTCAGGTTGGTTACCACTGCCGCCGGAAACAGTTGTTTCAACTGTTTGAAAAGGGCATCAACAAGCCTCTCTGCTGACATGTTCACTACGTTGTCATTGTTGACGTACTGATGCTCATAACCTGACATGCGAGAAAGGGCTTCTCCGTCACGGTTTTGTATTGCGGTAAAAACGTTGTTCACAAGAAATCCTCCCATGCTTCAGGGCTGTTCCAGTGCGGAACGTTGTTATCAGGTAATGTTGATTGCTTCTGTCTGCTAATCTGCAGCCGCCTTGCCAGCTTCTGCTCCCACTGCGCCTGATGGTATGCCTTACCCTCAGCCATCCAGTAAATTCTGAACTCTGCAAGTTCCTGTGCCGTTGGCAGACTGTCCAGGTAGATCCCCTGCAATGAGCTTTTCCGAAGAAAGTCATCTGATGGTTGCCATTGTTCATGCATGACAAATTTGCCTAATTGCCCTGGCCCACCAGGAGGAACAAAGTTATTCATCACGGCGTTGTTTGCGCCGGGGTCATGAGGCACAGAATCCCCGCTTTTTGTCCTGCTCTCCCTCTCTTGGTTAAATGACTGGTTATATGACTGGTTCTGGATCCCGTTTTTGGGATCATTCAACATCCCGTTTTTGGGATCATTCAACATCCCGTTTTTGGGTATATTCCCGTTTTCGGTAACATTACCGTTTTCGGGTTCATTACCCCCTTCCCGGTTGCCTTTAATGTTCCCGTTTTTGGTTATATTAAGAGAGAAAACCCGCACTCTTTTCGTCGCTCCCTTTCTCTCTCCGGTATCTGAAATAAGCCCCATTTTCATGAGCGATATAAGCCCGGCCTGCACGGTTTTTTTATTCAGGCAAGTGTCTTTAACGAGGCGTTCTATGCTGGGGTAGCAGAGGTTATATTCATCGGCTCTGTCAGCCATCGAGAGCAGTATGAGCTTTAATGACGAGCTACCTGGATCTGTCTCCCAGGCCCAATCTGTTGCATGTCTGCTCATGATTAATCTACGCTATCAGCTTGAATGTTGTGGGGAGGAATTAATCATGATCTGCTTAATCTCTGCCCTGATACGACGGTTTGATTCCATGGTGCACTCAACACAGTGTCCGTTGTAAACCCAGCGTTCACTGTCATGTCCGTGCTTACATGTTTTTCCGGTGTAGTAGCGTTTAAGTCCGCGCTTTGCGGCATCAATACGTGTAATGATTTCCATGGTAAGCCCTGTTATTAGTATTGGGATTACGGTCATTTTGTGCTGACACAAAAAAAATATCAACCAGATTTGGTTTTTTATTACCTTTGAGGTGCGAATAGATATGAAAAGACCGCCGGGTGGCGGTCTACAGAGGGTTGTGGCTGGATATCATGAGTAGAAGAAGTATGCCAGTTCTGCTTTTGAGCGCAGCCATTGTCTTGTTTTACAGGCTTTAAAAAGCCCATTCATCAATACTTTACCTGGCATTTTGCGCTTACCTGTTAAGTGAGTCTGGATATAGTGACTCGTCGTTCCGGCTTCCTGTGCGAAGGCTTCACGCTCATCCGGAGTAAGTGCAAGCCAGTGCTTTTTGAAATCGAAATGTCCGTTATCGCTCATAGCTATTGCCTGATATTTATTTCAGATAATAAATATTCACCCATAAGGTAACAAAAATCAAGGATAGTTACCTATGAGGTGCATTTACCTGTTGGGTAATATTGCTTTAAATTGAATCATCTACTGATTCATATATGAGGCGATTTTCCAGAAAATGAAAAGTATCCAGGACGTCCGCAGGCAAAATCTCAACGACTTGATCGACCGTGAATTCAATGGTGTTCAGACGCGGATGGCAGAAAAACTTGGAACTCAGGCAAATCTGGTAAACCGCTGGGCTCTTGGCAAGAAGGTTATCGGCGACCAGGTTGCGCGAAAAATTGAAGCTGCCGCCAATAAACCACGTAACTGGCTTGATATCGATCGCTCGCTTTCTCAGGAAGGTTTTCAGCCTGTCGGCCCAAGCGACATTGGTCAGCTGGCGGCTCACAACCTGGAACGCTGGATGAGCGAAAGCCGCGACCTTTCAACACAGGGAAAACTTCACCGCGCATCCGGCGTCGCCCAGGTGACAATCAGCCGCCTGTTAAACAATGAGGTCAGCGTTTCCATTTCCACCCTGGAGAATGTTGCATCCGCATTCGGGCGTCACGGCTATGAATTACTGATTCACCCGCACGACCCTGCGACCATCAACTATGACCGCTCGCGCTACGCATTGTTACCCGAAACCGAGAAAGCAAAGATCGAAAGTTATATTGAATTTGTCATCAACCAGAACGAAAAAAACAAACAATAAAATCATACTTTTCAGTAAGTAAGCCGCCTTCTGGCGGCTTTTTTATTGCCTATACTATTACCTAATAGGTAATTTTTTTAACTCATATCTATTGACATCAAACCAAATACGCATAATTATTACCTCAACGGTAACAGACCGAGGTAACAAGTTATGCAGTGGAAAATCATCAACGGTTGGTACTGCGTTACTGCATGCGGATTCATGAGCTGGAAGTTCCGCACCTTACAGGAAGGCATTAAGTGGGCTTTCGTCAGCAAAGAAGCTCGCGATGTGGCCAACGATAACGAGATATGGGAGGGCTGATAATGAACGTTAATCAGCAGAAAAATCTTCAAAAAATCATGCTGGCATTCGACAAGGACTACCGCCTGTCAGAACAGCTATATGACCGACAAGTTGAACTGATCGAGAGCATCCGGCTTCATCAACTGGCCTCAACTTTTGACGCTGTAACAGGCAAAGGAGTTCGCCAGGAAGTGCTGGAGGCAGCTAAAGACAGCCCTGAGTTCGAAGAACTTATGGATGCCTACCGGCGCGAGGCAATGGCAATTATCGCCCGCTGGGATCTGGCGGATCGGATTGATGGGCAGAGGGAAGCGGCATGAAACCGGGAATTTATTTCGACATCAGCAACGAAGACTACCACGCCGGTGACGGCGTGAGTAAGTCGCAACTGGACATGGTTGCCAAGAATCCGGCGCTTCTTAAATGGGTTCAGGCAGCACCAGAAGACGAAGAGAAAAAGTCTGCACTGGATATGGGAACCGCATTGCACTGTCTGCTTCTGGAGCCTGGAGAATTCGACAAACGCTTCATTGTTTCACCGAAGTTCGATCGTCGGACAAAACAAGGTAAAGCTGACGAAGAAGCATTTCTTCGTGATGTGGCGGATATGGGTATTACGGTACTTGATGTCGAGCAGTGGCGAAAACTGGAGCTGATGCGTGATAGCGCAATGGCTCATCCGGCGGCACGCTGGATGCTGGAAGCACCTGGTTACTGCGAAGCATCAATGTACTGGAACGATGAAGAGACGGGTGAGTTGTGCCGAATTCGTCCAGACAAATGGCTGAACGAGCACAACGTGATCGTCGACGTGAAAAAGGTTGCAGATATGGACCGTTTTGCACGCCACATCGAGGAATTCCGCTACCACGTGCAGGACGCAATGTACCGCGAAGGCGCAATGAGGGTTACTGGTCAGCCGCATGGTTTTTTCTTTCTTGCCGTGAGCGAAAGCATTGATTGTGGTCGGTATCCGGTACGCGTGTTCGAGCTGGATGCGCAGGATGTCGATGCCGGGCACGCTCTGTTCCGCCGGGATCTGAATACCTATCACGAATGCCGCATCAATGATGAATGGGGCGGTGTGGAAATCATTAAACGCCCTGAGTGGGCACGCAAACAGGATATGTACATATGAGCAACGACATCGCAAACATCAACGCACCAGTAGACACAGCAATCGCTGGAACTGCTGCAACTATTTTCAGCCCAGACGGCTTGAACCAACTGATGAAATTCGCCGAGGTAATGGCGCAAAGCCGCGTAACGGTACCGGCGCACCTCGCCGGGAAACCAGCTGATTGCATGGCCGTGGCAATGCAGGCTGCGCAGTGGGGAATGAACCCGTTTGCCGTGGCTCAGAAAACCCATGTTGTGAACGGCACGCTAGGTTATGAAGCCCAATTAGTAAACGCAGTTATCTCAACGATGTCGCCAACAAAAGATCGCATCAACTACGAGTGGTTCGGGCCGTGGGAACGCGTGATCGGTAAGTTTGTTGAGAAAACATCCAAAAACGGCAATCCATATATCGCACCAGGCTGGACTCTAAAAGACGAAGAAGGCTGCGGTGTTCGCGTATGGGCAACCATGAAGGGCGAGGATCAACCTCGAGTGCTTGAGTTAATGCTGTCTCAAGCACAGGTAAGAAACTCCACACTTTGGGCCAGTGATCCGAAACAACAACTCGCATACCTTGCGACAAAACGCTGGTCTCGCCTGCACTGTCCTGACGTAATCATGGGCGTCTACACCCCAGACGAATTACAGGAAACGGCACCGCGCGTTGAGCGAGACATTACTCCGCAAACGACCACTGCTGCGGGAATGAACAGTCTGATCAACGCTAAACCAGCGAAAAAGCCTGATGAGCAAACGCGTAAACCGGATAGCCGTGATCCAGAAGAAATGCTGATGGCCTTTACCAGCGCAGCGATGAATTACAGCACTGTCTCCGAACTGGATAAGGCTTACAAATACATTGCACAAAAACTTTCAGATGATGACGAACTGCTGGCAAAAGCCACCGACGTTTACAGCGTTCGTCGGGAAGAATTAAACGAAACATCTATGTAACCACCACCGCGGCGCCACGCGCGCCGCACTGCAACCAAGAGAGGTATTTATGAAAGGTGCATTAGGTAAGAAGGAACTCCTGGCGGTGGTGCCACTGTCATGGAGCACTATCGACCGTATGGAGCGCGCAGGGGAATTTCCTAAACGCTGGTATATCACCGATAAACGCTGTGCATGGAACCGTGATGAAGTTGAGCGTTGGCTTGATGAACGTCAGGCAGCAAGCCCGGCAGAGTTCCAGGGTAAAAAACCTCCTGTTCAGCAACGTGTATATCGTCCTGTGAGCAACGCTGCATGAGTGCGCTGCTAAGGCACTGGAGCAAATGGTCAGGATGGTACTTATTCCTGGCCTCTGTTTCAGCATGGCTTTATCTGCTGGCATTAATTTTCAGAGAGGGTTGGATTAAGTGAGAAAGTTAAGCCGACTTGAAAAATATCACATGAACAAGGTTTCAATGCGCAGCCATTCAAAGGTTGTTGCCGTTACTCCTGCGGCGATAGAGATCGAAAAACGCGCGATTGAAAGAGAGAAAAAAGGGCAGTTCCGCATTGCCGCCCACCTTTGGCTTCAGTGTATGGATGTTGCTTCTGGTGATGTTGAGCGTGCAAGGATCGCGGTTCGCAGGGACCAATGTATCACAAAAGGTAACGGCCTTCGCCGTGGCGACTATAGCGGCATAGGATGTTGTGGGGTGGTTTATGACTAAGAAATACACACTAATCTATGCAGATCCACCCTGGGTATACCGGGACAAAGCCGCAGATGGTAATCGCGGTGCCGGTTTTAAATATCCGGTTATGAGTGTGCTGGATATCTGCCGCCTTCCTGTGTGGGATTTGGCCGGTGAAAACTGTCTGTTGGCCATGTGGTGGGTGCCAACACAACCACTCGAAGCACTAAAAGTTGTTGAAGCCTGGGGATTCCGTCTGATGACCATGAAGGGCTTCACGTGGATAAAATGTGGTAGTCGACAACCAGATAAACTGGTTATGGGTATGGGGCACATGACTCGCGCCAATAGTGAAGATTGCCTGTTTGCAGTTAAGGGAAAACTACCTACGCGCATTAATGCAGGGATCGTTCAGTCATTTACCGCACCGCGGCTTGAGCATTCAAGAAAACCAGATGTCGTTCGTGAAAAACTTGTGCAATTGTTAGGCGATGTTTCTCGCATTGAACTGTTCGCCCGCCAGTCGTCTCATGGCTTCGATGTTTGGGGTAATCAGTGCGAAGACCCGGCAGTGCAACTACACCCTGGATACGCGTTGGATATTGCCAGATTAACAAATGCATTCAGCAATGCTCCGCTGTCACCAACAGACAACCAGGGGCGGGAGCGTGCAGCATGAACAGGGCATCACCAGCAGATTTAAGGAAATGCCTTGAAACTGCAAACATGCTTGCACACAGCGGGATCAGGTTTGTTCCAATTCCCGCTGTCACTGATGCTGAATTTGCAACACTGTCAGCAATATTCGCAGATAAAATTGAATCACTGGCAGCAGAAGCCGAGATGGAAGAAAATCAGCAGAATAATTAAACGTTATTCCCCCACCATCCATTTCTCAAACTTCGACGGGGAGAACGGAATCAGATCCGTATGCTCCCCGTCAATCCAGGAATCAATCATATCGGCCCACTGCTGCAACATCCAGGCGCGCTGTCTGGCGTATTCCGCTTTGTTATATACGGCGCGCACACCTTTCTGCTCATGTGCCAGAGCCTTTTCAATCCAGTCTGAAGGATAACCAGCCTCATGCAATAACGTACTGGCTGTACGGCGCATATCGTGTACGGTGAAGTCCTGAATATGCTCACCATTTTCATTTATTATTTTCACCGTTCTGTCGATCAGAGAGTTCAGCGCGGCATTAGATAATGGCTTCCGGAAGTTGTAACGACCAGGAACCAGATATTCACTTCCACCAGCGCACATCTGCAGTCCGACCAATATATCCTGTGCCTGTTTAGGCAGGTAAATAACGTGCGCCCGGCTTCCCTTCATGCGGTCTGAAGGAATTGTCCATGTCCATTTTTTAAAATCTATTTCATCCCACGTTGCGTTGGTGAATTCGCCTTTACGAACCATAGTGATAAGCACCAGCTTTAAAGCCATTTTCATAGTGCCCATAGCACCAATGGCATCAAGCGTGCGGAAGAACAGGCCAATTTCTTCTGGTGTCAGTGTTCGCTCTCGTGGTTTAAATATGGCGATAGACGAAGGTTTAATGTCAGCCGCAGGATTAAACAAACCATGACCACGGTCATTGGCGTGACGGTATACGCTACTGATGATCTCCCTGGCCTGCACTGCTGTTGCCCGGCCACCGCGTTCGACAATCCGGTCACACAAATCACGAACCATCGATGTGGTAATTTCAGCCATCATTTTATTGCCAAGAACCGGAAGTATGTCACGGTCGATCACCGCCTGTTTCATTGCGCGGGTACTGTCAGCCAGGATGACGTGTTTCATATAACTGTCGGTATGTACCGCAAACGTCTCGGCACCACGAATCTTTTTGATACCGTCACGTTTAGCCGCAGCCGGTGACTGGCCTGCTTTAAGCAGCTTCTTTGCAGCAATCAGTTCTTCTCGCGCTTCTGCCAGGCTGATACCGTCACGCCCATACTGCCCGATTACCAGTGTTTCGCGGCGACCGTTGATACGGTAGTCATAGCGAAACGAGACCGTGCCTGACGTAAGCACAGCTACATACAGCCCGTCACGATCGGAGACCTTGTACAGTTTGTCCTGCGGCTTGAGGTTTTTTAATTTTGTATCGGTAAGCAC